AAGCAATGTCTGGACGCTTTTAAATAATATGTCCAACGAACCTCGGGGGCGTGTTGCCCCCTCGCCACCACCACCATTTTTGAAGGGCACCAGTGATTCATTCGTTGGTGCTTATCCCTGGAATAACGTCACCAAAGAGGCCATTGGCCGCGACAGACCCCTTACACGTGCCGAACTCCGTCAGGTGCAAGGTGTTTTAAACCGGATTGACCGTCTGCCGTTTTTCCTGCAAACGCTGTTTACATCGCGTTATAACTTCATCCGCCGTAAAAAGAGCCCTTTAGGTGGGCTGTATTTCCTCAAAAACACGTTTGAGCGTAAGCTGCTACCGCGTCTTGAACGTGTTAATGAGCTGTGCGGGATGAATGAATCTGCCTCGATTGGGTTTATGTCTGCGCGTGATGAATATGCACGCCTGCCGGATATGAATGACAAAGAGCTCAGGAGGTTTGCGGCCAGAATAGCCTCGCAGCTCTGGAGCAGATACGAGGAATTGAGCGACGCCTGGGCGCACGCGCACGGCGGCAAAGAAACCCTTTTCACTGATGAGGCGCAGGCGCATTTATACGGAAAGGTTGCCGGTGTCGCGCGCGCTTTCAACTTTACCCCGATGTACTGGAAAAAATACCGCAAGGGTCAGATGACGATCCGCATGGCATTTTCCGCTATTTCCCGCCTGATTAAAGACGAGTGGTGGGTCAACCAGCTTAAGGCGCAGCGAATGCGCTGGCGCGAGGCGCTGCTTATTGCTGCCGGTGAGGTCAACAAAGACCGTTCACCCTACGCCAGTAAAATGGCGATCCGAGACGTTCACGCGCGCCGCCTAGCTAATCTCGAATACCTGAAATCCTGCGAGCTGGAAAACAAAGTCACCGGTGAACGTATCGACCTCATCAGCAAGGTTATGGGGAGTATTTCTAACCCTGAAATACGTCGCATGGAGCTGATGAATACCATCGCCGGGATTGAGCGCTACGCGGCCAGCGCCGGTGACGTGGGGATGTTTATCACCCTGACCACGCCCTCGAAATACCATCCGACCCGACAGGTCGGCAAAGGCGAAAGCAAAACAGTGCAGCTCAATCACGGCTGGAACGACACCGCATTTACGCCAAAAGACGGCCAGCGCTATCTCTGCCGAATCTGGAGCCTGATGCGTACCGCGTTCAAAGATAACGATTTAGAGGTTTACGGGTTGCGCGTTGTCGAACCGCACCACGACGGCACGCCTCACTGGCACATGATGCTTTTTTGCAAACCCGGTCAGCGTAAAGTCATCAACGAAATCATGCGTCGTTATGCCCTTAAAGAGGACGGACACGAAAAGGGCGCGGCAAAACAGCGCTTTGAGTCCCGTCACCTTAATCAGGGCGGCGCGGCGGGTTATATCGCTAAATACATTGCCAAAAATATCGACGGCTACGCGCTCGACGGCCAGCTCGACCACGACACCGGCAAGCCCCTGAAAGATACGGCTGCAGCCGTCACCGCATGGGCGTCTACATGGCGCATCCCGCAGTTTAAACCGATTGGCCTCCCGACGATGGGCGCCTACCGCGAACTGCGAAAGCTGCCGCGCGGGGTGAGCATTGCCAGTGAATTTGACGACAGGGTCGAGGCCGCGCGAGCGGCTGCAGATGCAGGGGAATTTGACCAGTACATCATCGCGCAGGGTGGGGCAAACATGCCGCGTGATGCTCAGGCCGTCAGGGTCGCCCGTAAGGTGACAGATGAGGTCAACGAGTACGAGGAATATATCGAGAGGGTTGTCGGGATTTATGCCCCTCACCTCGGGGCTCATCGTGTTCATGTAACCCGTACAGCCGAATGGCGCATCGTTCCAAAGGTTTTGGCCGTTGAGCCTTTGACCTTAAAAAGCGGCTCTGCCGCGCCTCGGAGTCCTGTCAATAACTGTGGAAAGCTCACCGGCGGTGGCGATCCAGTTATGACCCCCACACCGTCTGAGCAAGCCGCAGCGGTGTTAAATCTGATTGAGCGCGGGGTTATCGGCTGGAACGAGCCAGACGTCGTGAAGGTGCTTCACGGGACGTTAAAAGCTGGCGCACCGTGCAAAAATCGCCAGCAAAGAAGAAATGCGCCGCTCAATACAAGCGAACAAGCGCCATCAGCCAGGATGACGAAGCCCGAAAGGCATCGCATAGCAAAAATTCGTTTCGATTTGGCTCAGGAAGGAATTACCCCGGAACGGTGGGAGCTCGAGGCGCTGGCTCGTGGGGCGACGGTGATTTATGGCGATAAAAAATTCAGATATCCGGTTGCTGATGAGTGGCCGGGATTTTCAGTGAAAGAGGAATGAAATCAATGAGCAAAATTCATAATTTACTAGAGTAATTACCTTTTTGATTTTACTCACAATGTTGGTAACTAGATATTGCGCGTTGAATTTCAACTCTATAAATTAATCTTATCTTCCGTAAGGTCTTGAAGGGTTTTAATTATGGGAATGAAAAGCCGCTTAAAAAAAGAACGCAGAGCGTCTAGTCATCGAGATGATTCGCATTCAGCTTTACAAGAACAAGGCTCTGCCTATACCCCACCAAAAACCATCTTCAGGTTTTTTAAAGAGAAAGAGCACGCTGAAGCTCTTTGCAAAGGGGATGTGTGGTTAACTACTCTTCAAACATGTCGCGAATATGATGATCCTCTTCAAGGAGATGCTAAAGAGGCAACACATACATACGATGGAAGTACTGCTGTTTTACATGGCGATGGTTCAGACCACGACTTTGTCACAAAAGCAGCCCGTCTTGGTATTGGCATTAGTCCAGACTGTAAAGACATACTAATATCGGGTGGCTTTCACTCTTTCTCCATTCCCAATGCATATATTTTGTGTACGACGCAGGAATTTAATCCATCAAAACTAAGTGATACTTTCGGTAATTATTGCGTGGAGATATCCGAACCAAAGGAGTTTTTCGAATTGGTTACCGCAAAATTATATCAAACTGTTTCTTTGAAACATGGATACATGGGGCCTGTAACTTACGATAAGAGAGACCACATGGTGCATGAGGAGTTACCTGCTCCGATCGGTTTTGTTAAGCCAAAAGATATATATTCTGAACAGAAAGAATTTAGATTTCTCTGGCTACCGGCTGACAAAAGAGACATCAAACCATTGCTGCTAAGCTGCCCTGAAGTTGCCAAATTATGTCGGATAATTTCATGAAACTAATTATGCAATCACGACTGCATACTTTAGGCGCATTAGTTTGCATTCGTTTTTGATTCCATAATTTGCGAGCCCTTGCCAGCGCTGGCGCGGTTCGGGGCTCATGATGCACATGCATTAAAAGCGACCCGTTAAGCGCGCAGGCGAGGCGGGGATAGCACTGCGCGCCAGACGTGGTGACAGGATTTATTTTGCGCGTCTGTGTGCGTCGTGGTGGGGCGCTGAGTGGTGAGGTTGAATCGTGAGGCTGTGGCGGGGTTGCGTGGCGTGTGCGGCGTCTGGTGAGGTCTGAGGGTATGCCGCCATGAGGCGGCATTTTGGGCGGGGTTACTCGGTCTCGATGTTGTAATCCTTAAAGCGGATCACCTCCATCCCGAGCCAGTCGTTTATCTCTTTGAAACGCTCCTGCAGCGGCGTCAGCTCGTTGCGCACAAAGACCCGCGCCACCTTCTCGATATCGCCCATTGAGCCGATATTTTCAGGCTTGCCGCCCATGAGCTGGAACGGCACGCGGTGCGCATCGAGCAGGTCAGCGGCGCTCACCTTCTTGATGTTAAAAAAATCATCCTTCGTGGCGACTTCACTCAACGGCACGATCTTGATGCCGTCCGGTTTCCCGTTCGGGGCGTAGAAAAACAGGTTTTTAAAATTTCCGAGTCCTTTCGAGTCGCGCATCGCGGAGCGCAGCGCCTCAACGTCGGTGCTGCTTTGCGCCGCGTCGGTCACGTACATGATGTAACCCGCGTGCGCGCCGTTCTCGTAATACTTGCGACGAAACAGCGTGGCGGACTCATTCAGCCAGGCGGAATTGAGCGCGCTCAGGTATTCCGGCATCCCGTAGAGCTCCTGATTGATATCGGGCTCAAGCAAATGGCACACCGACCCGGGGGCGAACTGGTGCGGGTGCGTATAGTCCGACACGTACCAGTAAACGCCATCCTCGACACCACGGCGGGTGTATTTGGCCGGGGAGGTTTCCAGTTTAAAGAGCTGGCCGGTCACGCTCATGCGCTTTTC